TTGTAAAAACTTTTCGTGCTTTTTTGTAAATTTTTCTAAAATATTCAAGTTACTTTTCCAAGCTCCAGGATCAGTAGTATCAAATTGTAGTTTTACAGAATCATCTACGCCGGGTATGGTAACCTTGACAACATCGAACATGTTAAAAACCTGGGCGGGACTATCCGTAATATAATCTGTTTGAAAATTAGATTCTTCAAAATTTAAACCCGAATTTTTATAAAGCTCCTGTAAAGCCTTAACACCTTCTTTTTCATCTTGCTGAAATAAATCTTCGTAATCACTTCCTTCTACATATGTGTTTGTTTCGTTATCAAATTTAACACCTTTAAGATTTGATACTAAATCCAATGAACCATCTCCCGAACTGGAAACCCCATTGTCGGACGCTACGTTTATTCCTGGAGTTACAGACGCATCCGTCTCCACAACCCCGTTTTGAAAATCCTCTACAATGCTTGCATCAGGATTTTTATATTTAAAGTAAGTAAGTTGATTTTCAGTATAATCTTTAGTATCAACTACTTCTCCGCTTGCTAATTTATATTTTGGCATAACTATTTTAATAGGTAATTATATCTTTCCATTACTTTGTTTGCAAACTCTTGACCGCCTTCTTTGAGTTTAGGATATGTTTTTTTAACATATTTTTCTGCTTCAGCCATTATGTCTAGGTCCATTGAACCTGCGTTGGTTGTCGAATTTGGCGTTGGCGTTGGGTTAGAATTATTAGTTCCTCCAATTGGCACATATTTAATTTCCCCGTTTGGATTTTTAGGGAGATAGATAGCGAAATTACCAGCTTTACCAGTTGGCGATTCTGTAGATGTTAAATACTTTGTTTCTGGAGACTTATAACCCGAGGTACTTGATCCGCTTCTCTGATTAATTTTAGATTGCTTGTCATTGTAACCCTGGAGCGCGCTCGCCGAAATACCTTCCATTAATTGATTTATAACTATTGTTTGAAGTTCGTCTGTGTTTTCAACGTTATTGAGGGCTTCTTGATTAATAGCCATGGGTTGACCGTTAAAAAAACCGTCTGCCGCTATAGAGCGTAATGCGTCTGGGTTTGTGTTAAATGCTTCCTCAAGCTGTAATCTTATGCTTGACGCTTGCGTTGGGTTAAGCTTTGCTCCTGCTTTATATACTGTGTTAGCAATTGTGGCTATAGACGTTGCTGTCTTAAAAGCTTTTTCCGATGGATTCTTAAAATCCCTAAAATTAACTTTTTTGCCATCCGAGGTGCTAAAAATAAAGTCTCCATTCTCTATGCTAAAATTTGTTTTAGGATCATATATTTCTCCCGCCTGTTTTTTACGTACTAGATCGCCGTTAGATAGCCTGTTGTTTTGAAAGTCATCAACGAACTCTGCTTGATTAGCTTTGTATGTTTTTAATGTACTAGATAGATTAACAAAAGAATTGTTGACGGAATTCATTATGTCGGCATAGCGCATGTATTCCGGATCACTCGCGGAGTAGTTTACTATCTCGTTAGCCGCTTTTACGTATTCGTTTTTTTGGTTAACTAAGTAACTTTGAATAGCTTTTTGCTGTTCCGGTGAAACCCCTGTTAAATCAACATTTGATTTCATTTTATTAACATAGCCTGCTATTTGCTTGTCTACAGCTTTAGCTTTGATTTCCTGCTCTTTTACAAGACGCCTTGCTCTTTCTCTGCCTGCTTGAATACCTTTATTAGCTTTTTCAAGTTCAGCGCCTACAATACCGCCTACATCTAAAAAACCTCCATCTTTAAGTCCTCCAGTTGCAGCAAATAATTCCCCTTGTATTAATTGTTGATTTGCCATATATTTTTTTTTATCCTGACTGTGCGCCCATCATGTTTTCCATAAAGCCAAAGCTTCCATCGCCACCGCCCATTTCGGCTAAACCTGGAATTGAAGGTAGAACAGCTCCAGCTAAACCGGTAACCCCACCTATTATTGACTTTGTGGCTGCTGCTTTAGCTGCTTTAGCCGCTCCAAGTCTTTGTTGAGACATACCTAATAACGTTTCTGTTTGAGATTTTTTAGCTTGCCTAGATTGTAGTTCGCCTGCACGCTCTTGCATATCAAGTTGGCTAGCCATGTTTCGCTCTGCCATTTGGTTCGCTTGCTCTTGTTGTCCTATGCTAACAGACGCGGTTCTTAAATTTTGCGATTGTTGATTTGCTAGTGATTGCGCTAATGCCGCAATTCCAGATCCGCCAGCCGCTCCTTGTAAACCAGACATGGTATTAGCCAGAGCTTGTTGTTGCTGTTCTGCTGCAAATTGTGCTTGTCCTTGGTTTACAGTAAGGTCTTCCATGGTGTTTTCCATGTTAGCATACGCATTAGATGTATCTAAATTTTTAAAATTAGCCATCTGTCTGTTATATGCTGTTTGAGCATCCCGTAATTCTCTTTTTCTTTTACCGCTACCAATTATGCCGCCGGCAATTCCAGCGAGCCCTTTGACAGCTCCTAATATTGGTAACATATCTTTATTTATTTATAGTTTTATTATTACGTGTTATTTACTACTCTCAAAAATCTCTGTTCCCACAGAAAACATTTCTACACTATTTAAAGAATTGTTTCTGAATTGAGCATTTAGATAGTAACCTGTAAGTGAATTTATATTGGTTGAGTTTGTTTTACTAAACAATATAAAGCTAGTGAGTGAAGGTCTTTGAGCGGCGGGTTGTATTTCGCATGTAATAGAGTTATTAGCATAATCAATTGCTGTTATAACTCCAATTTTCTTTATTGTTTCACCATTTGGATCATTTGTATAGTAAGCAGTGTCTCCTATTTGAACCGAAACTTGTATAGGCTCTGGGAATATTAATGTTATTTCGTCCATAATTAAGGGTGTGTATATGTTAATGTCGCTCCTTCTCCGTAAGATCCCCCTATACTGTACACGACCGCTTTATATTCATAAGTAATACCTGAAACCAAAGGAAATTCTGCCGTGTAATTAGCTGTACCACCACCGCAATTGCAATTATAAAATTGGGCGTTTGCGTTTGGAGTGGTTAAGTCTAAAACCTGTATGCCTTTTCTTTGTATTGTTCCGCCGTTTGCATTTATATTTGTCCCGCCCGCAATTAGAACAGGGGAGCCAGTTATTGGATCTGCGCCAACTGTTCCTGGCTGTGTAGTTACGCTACCAGGGGGATCAGGAACTACTAATATAGTGTCTAGATCAAATGAAAACGTTACGTCATCCCAGCCATAAGCTTGAGTGTATACCTCGCTGGTTAATGTCCAGTTATTAGGATCTCCAGGGTCATTTTCCATGTCTATATTAGTTAGGAAAACCTGATTGTTATTTGCTAAGCTTAATGTTGCGGTAGAATTATTTAAAACTGTTATTGTATCGCTAAATGTTATTTCTTTTGAAGCCGTGTTTACGCTTAATACCGTTATACCATCCGGCAAATTAGTATCATAAAAACTCATTCCAGCGGTTATATTAGTTACGTCTGTTACTTTTTGTACATCACTAGAACCACCACCATCGAAAGTTATAGGGTATTCGGGTAGATTTATAATATACGCATCATTTATAGGAGACAGCGCAACTAATGTATTACCTGTGTTGTTGGTTATATTAAAGGAAAGACTAAGGGGCGCTCCAGGCTGTTTTGATAGTCCAGTTGAAATATAGTTAGCGGGAGAAACACTTATAGACCTAGCTGTAAATGTGTTATACGTTACGTTTATTGAAATGTATTGATTTAAATTAACAGTAACCTGTTGGTTAAAACCTCCATAAAAAGCGCCATCAATTGTTATGCTATACGCTTCATTACTTGTTACAGCTGGAAATGTTGCTGTAGCAATATCACTACCAGTTAATTGTATTGTTCCGTTATACGTGTTACTTCCGGAAAATATAGGTTTATTAGATGTCAACGTATAATTAGCACCAACATCGCCTGATACAGTATACGCTCTTGAAGCCCCTGCTTGAGGGAGCGTTGAAGAGTCAAAAGAATATGAGTCTATTTTTAAGGTTGGAGCAAAGGCTACCGCTGCTATTTCCCACGAATCCCCAGCAATACTTGCGTTCCCAAAAGTATAAAATACTTCTATAGTCGTGCTTATTACTTGGTTTTGAGCGTTTGTAGAGTGTGAATACGATACACTGTAATCAGCCATATTACCACTTGTTATAGCTATAACGGGAGTGTTAACAAAATAAGTGCCAGGCTCAGCTGATATCACCTGAGTAAACACATTTTTTGTTTGGCCAAAGTCACCAGGTGACGAATATGAGGCGTTCAAAGTTGTGGGCAATACATTTACAGCTTGCGCGTACGTTACTGTTCCTGATACCGTCGTTTCGGCTGTAGTGGCTATTCCTTTTATACATAAATCTATTATTATGTCGTAAGCAGGCATAACCGAGCCTGGCGTTAACGTAACAGTACACAAAACATTGTCAACGTTTATAGCGCTTTGGCTAAAAACTACATTAGACACAAAATTTGGGTACGGCAATATAACACTAAAATTATCTGCATCTAAAGAATAACCCGGGTCAGGCACTAATGTAAGTATAATGTTTTCAAAGTCTGTTATAACAGTGCCAGCACTTATAGCGTCTAGAGAATGAAAGCATTCTACTGAAAAATTTCCTACGTTTACTGTATTACTCATATTAAGGTATTATATCTCCAGTTAAAACATCTAACGTTAAAGCGGAGTTATTTGGTTGTACTGCCGCATAAACTTCTTGCTCCTCTTTGAATATTTGCATTGTAACCCCGTCCCCGTGTGTATTTAAAACTCCACCCGCAACATAAGTATCTGGAATTAATCCAAAAACAATGTAACTAGGATTATTAGGGTCAGGTGAATTTGCTATTATTTGTTGAGCTGTTTCTATATCTATGGTTACTAAATTATATCTGTCTCTGGTAGTGTCAAAGTCATCATTTGCAGTAATATATTTTTGGAATGGAGCCTGATGTCTAAGATCTGTGTCCGTAACGCCTTGAGCAACCGCGGAAGGTATTGTACCCGACCATAACACGTCTCCCGTTGGGCTGTTTGGATTGCCGTTGGCGTCTGTACTATATGAATCAAAACAATGTTGACTCCCCGGAGGAGGTGTTAGATCATCAAACGTATTACCCACATAAACTCTAGCAAATGTTACGCCATTCCCTGTAAGCATGTAAGTACCTCTTCCGCATCCGTGATTACTACCGTCAATAGCAGCCATTTGGACTGGAGTAGGATCTATTGCATTTGGATCAACCCAGGTTCTTGCTGTTTGTGCGCGTCTAGTTGTTATTAAAAACTCTAAATTAGCCACAGCCGCGGCAATAGTGTCACCTACTACTTGTTGCGTACCCGTATTTCCATCAGGATCTTCCACTGTCATAGTGAAATCTATCAAGCCAGGTTGCTGCCCGGCTGGTACACAGCTATTTGGTATATACCAATTACCTGTGCCGTCATTAATAGGTTCAGGTTGTGCCATCCAAGCTGGTAAATTAGGAACAGGTCTTTGAATAAATAATTGCTGTGACTCGTGATCTGGGTCTGCTAATATTATAGGATTATAAGTAAAGCAATCACCTGGCAATAAGTTCGGCGTTGGAGCTATACTAACAAAATAAGGATCTTCGGGCACTTCTAAAAACTCTAAAGTAACAGTAAAAGTATTACATATAGAACCACAGCATGCTTCAACTACAAATGTTCCTGCTTGCCCATAAAAATTTAAATTAGGATTAAATACAAAAGAGCCGCTTGAGTTTAATGTTAAATTTCCACCTGAGGTAGAATCTAATACTAAACTATACGTTGTAGCTTGAGAACAATTAGTAGGGCCTTGCAGTTGCACAGTTAAAGGAATGTCTTCTGTTCCTTCATAAAACTGATCCACCACGTTTGGTAATTCCTCTTCTACGTAACACGAAGGATCTATACATACATTTATATAAAAAGCAGTAGGTTCAGTGTCGCCGGTTAGCTGGTCTGCTCTACCTATGCCTTGTACAGAAAACTCAGGCGTGTTAACATTAGTATCACAATTGTCGTTGAAAAACGTTGATAACCCTTTTATGTGGTTAAAATGTTTGCCTTCTTTTGTTATGAATTCTTTAACTTGACCTTCTTGCAGGTCAGTGTAAACTGAATTAGCATACCACCCCGGTGAAGTTGTAACGCCTGTTGGGGTTAAACCTTGAGCTACAATTTCAGCTATTGAAAATTCTCTTAAATCATTCGATCCGTCAACAACAGAATAAATGTATTCTAAAGATTCTGTGCCGGTATAGTTTAATGTTTTAAAACCTTTAACTACAGGAGAGGCATCGTTTATTATTAAATCAACAGAGCTTTCATAATACTTACCACCTTTGCTTTGTGGCCCTATGCCGTAAAAACTATTGTAGCTGTCATTACTTTTGTGTTGCCAAATAGCCCCCGATTTAAATGTATAATAATTATCATTTAAGTAAGCGCCACTTTCAGGTATAAAAGTTTTTCTACTAGACCAGCCGTTTATGTTTTCAGCAAATGACACTGTAGTTTTAGTGGTTGGTAACTTTTTAGTGGGTACTGGACAATCTGGATCTTGGTTTAATCTATCAAAAACTTTTACAGATAATTTATCTTGCCACTCTTCGGTTAAATTAGCCAATGTTAAGTTGTATTCCCCAGAGGTAATATCGTAAGAACCGATTAATCTATCATTGACTATTAAATTGTCACCAAAGAAATCGCCCATTCCATATCTAGAGACCTCTTCTATTCCATCTCTTGATAACCTTAAAACAGCACCTCTTGCTTGATCCGTAAAATAAACTCTATATCCAAACTTAGCAAAAGATTCTGGGTGATTTGATATACCAAATTCTCCAGCAAATGGTACAGATTGCCCCAGCACATTGTTTGTTCCGGTTAGATTTGTATTTCCATCGGCGTTAAATAATGCGTCTTTATTAGCTAGTATTTTTAATACTTTATCCTCGCAAAAAGTAACAAGATCAGTATCTCTTGTATGCAATTTCTTAATGCCGCCGTATATAGGATTAAGATCCTTAGTTATTTGTAACCCCTGTATAAATTGGTTTAAATTATTTATATTAGAGTTAGAATTATATATACCCGAGTAAATAAGACCATTAGGCTTTCTTTCTTCTCCGTAAGGCTCATCTAATGGAGCAGACACTATTGGCCCCTTGTCTATTGTAGGTTGATTATAATCATCTCTAATGCGGTTTGATTCAACGCCGTTACCATAAGAGTAGCAGTTGTGCCAATCTAGTGTTTTTTCTACTCCATGCTCACTTATAGGGAATGCGTCAGATGCTTGATAGTATAGGTCTAAATCAATTGCTTCTCTAGGCTCTGTTTCAAAAATAGCTGGGTTTGTTGATGACAAGGTTTTGTTGCCTGATCCAATAACCTCTTCCAAAACTTGTATACGAGGATTGGATCCTCCACGGTCTTTATCTAATGAATTTCTATCCCCGTTGAATTTTGCAAAAAAGTCTATATTTCCATTAGGACCAAGCGGCTCTTCTAACTTAACGGCTAAAGTGTACATGTGATTACCCGCGTCGCTATCAGGACAGCAATTTGTGCAAGGAAACCACCCGCAAGTTCTCATCTTGCCTCTTCTTGACCTACCAGCCTCTACATCTTCAACGCCATATACGTTACTTTTGTCGCCGTTTCTGCTATCTATAAATCTTACTAAAACCCCTGGCTGCAGTAACCCATTGTCTTGACCAATATCTCCCGCTAAAGGACCTAAATAATCACTACCGCCAACACCCGCGCATCCAAACCCAAACGATGATTCCCCGTTTGTTGGTGGATTATACCATGCCCTCGTATTCGCACCTTTGTTGACGCCATTACCTCCCCAAGCACCAAAGCCCATAACTTGTTCTCGAGAAAATTCATCTCCACAGCATTCAAACCAGGGGTCATCATCTTCTCCTGGATCTTGATAATTCCAACCAAATCTATTGCCGTTACCTTCTGTATTGGTGCTTTGTTTAAATACGTTTATTCGCTGCTCTCCAAGAACACCGTACACCTTGCTCATGGCATCAAAAGGTTTAATTACATTTTCTTGAAACGCAAAATCTCTATTAATTTTTACAAAAAATCTACCTTCAAATTCAGGCTTATTTTCTTTAACTTCTTTAAAAACATTTATTGAAACTGTTGCACCTTGCGCTAGATCACTTAAAAAGTTTGCGTCTTCACCTAATGGTTCGTCCAATAAAACTTCATAAAGGCCACCTGCTCCAGTTGGGCCTCCACTTGCTATTCTGTATTCCGCTGTTCTTGATCCACCAAATCTTATTACAAGCAAATGCTCTGATGTAAAAGCTTCTTGGAACGGGAGGTTGTTTACGCCCGATGGCCCATTAAATTCTAGTCTAATAAAATCAGGTTCAAACCCTGTTTCAATTTGCACTCTAGCAAATGCTACAGACCTGTTAAATGTTGCAATAAAATCTGGAGCTTCAGGCTCTATAGCTAAAACCTTATACCTGGCTTCTTCCGCAACATACACGTCGGTATCGTGCTGCTTTTTTAAGACTAAGTAGGATTCTTCTGTTATTTTGTTTCTTTCAGACGAAGGGAAGCTTATCCATACATTCCCATCTTCAGCGTTGTAATAGCGATCTAATGCTAAATTGTAATATTCGTTTGATGTTTCTTTTATAAAATATTTAAAATGTGTTGCCCACGAAGGAGGTGCATGATTAGCTAAAAATTTCAAGCTAACTACAGACGAAGCATCTGACTTAGGTATTGCTATAGACGCGTTATTATTTGTAAACACAGGTGTTTCTCTACCGTACTCATCTAGATACAAAAGGCCTGCTTGATATGTCCTTAGTGACTTTATAGAGTCGTAGGGCATTCTTAACAAATCCTCGTTATTAGTGCCCGGATGGGTTAGCGTTTGCTTATCTACACTAATATCTATTACGGCAGGTACATTATAGTTCTGCAGATAATTACCGTACACTATCCTATTCTTTGTTATCTCTAGCGCTTTGGCTTTGCGAGGCACGTTGTCCCATGGCCTTATTATTTGATTAGAATCAACTACTGCGCCAATAATCTCAGATTTTATACTAAAAGAAGTTATTGATTTATCGTCAATTGTATCAACCAAATAAACAGCATTAGATATAGACTCTTTATATAGAATCTCAATTTCTTTAACATCGTCATTACCCCAGGTTAAATCTAATATATCTAGCTTTCTTATATTATTGGTCATACCAATATTGTAAGCGTCAGACGATACATATTTAAATTCATTACCTAAAAACGCTGGTTCTGTCCAGGGCGAAAAAGTAGAATACTGATTATCTTTGTATTTCCATCTGTACGCAAAACGTACAAACCTAAACTCGAACATAGGTGCATCTTCTTCCAATAAAATTTCCCAAACAATCGGCTCTATATTGCCAAGATCATCATAAGCTTTAATTATGTCTTGAGATATGGATAAAATATTTATAGTAATAGAAGTAGTTCCTGATCCAGAAACAACTTCTGCTCTAATACCAAACTCATTTATTTCGTTTGAGTCGTTTATGCGGCTGCCCACTAAATTTACTATGCTTCCCGCAGCCCAAGTTGGAGCGGCACTAGTGGTTATAGTTACTTGCCCTGTAATCCCAGCAGGATAATTAGTTGGATTTTCTTGTGCCTCAGCGTAGGTGGGCATGGAAATGTAGTCTTCTGGATCAGCATTAGCTGGTATAAATGTAAAGTTCTCTTGATCTGTTACGGTGTATTCAGAAGTTACAGGAGTTATACCTGTACCTGGACCACCAATAACGCTAGCAAACATTGCTATATTAGGAGAGGTTAATGGGGATTTTTTTATTACAGTAATATCTTCTTCTACAAAGTCTCTGCTGTATATTTTAGAGTGAGTTGTAAAATTAGGGGTGGAATTTTGAAAGTCAGCAATGTTCAATCTTTTAGGCTCAGTCTGATCGTCTGTCCAATATAAAACATTATCTATAACACTTACACCAGTTATTAGGTTTTCTTTTCTAAAGTTTAAAAAGTTTGATATTGCCTTGTTTTCAACCAAGAGAGGCGAAACAGTTTTATCTGAGTCTGAAAATTGTGCCACAACACTAACTTCGTCAGAAGCTATAAACCAATATATTTTATTAGTTAACGTGTCTACAAAGCTGCCTATACATATGGCATTAGTTAAACTATTAATATAATCACTTCCCCATTCTATAAACGAAGATGTAGATGGATTATATGTTTTGTTTAAAATCTCAGTATTACCTTTTATATTTTGTAAAGCACCCGTATCCGATCCTTCAGATGTGGATATCTCTAAATTTAAAGCATCTCTATACTGGCCTTCTGGTATTAATCTTTCGTCTTGGTCCTTGTTCATTTTACCGCCACGAAAGGTGTGCAAGAATTCTGCCATGTTAATGTTTTATTTGCTTAGATTTACCTCTCATTATTTGAGTAATCTCTTCTAATTTTATATTTGATAATCTTAATTTAGCGTTTCTTTTAGCTGCTGAAGATTCTTTTTTAAATCTTTGTACAACATATTCTGGTATGTTTGGCCTAACAGATAAAATAGCGTAAGCAATATATTTATATAAAGCTTCTTCAGCTAACTTATGAATTACCATTTCTTCATCTGTAGCCAATCCATCAGAAACATATTTTAGAGTTACAATGCGATTTACCATATCCGAGCTAAACCTAATTAATCCCTGTATTGGGTCTATAAAAAACACACCATTAGATTGCATGTATTGCGGATCTAAACCGTATCTTTGTCCAATGTTACCTCTTTTAATTAAATCTAATTCGCGTTCGCTTAAATCATTACCGTCACCATTGCCACGTTGCCTGAAGTCATGCCATGTATTAGATTCTTGCGACTCTAAAATTTCTCTATTCTGCTGATCAAATAAATATTCATAATTATGATCTTGTAATATTGGCAAAGGATTGCTTGTTTTTGATGTAGGGTATATAATACGTTCCACACCGTTATCGTTCCACGTTAGCTTTACGTAGTTAACATAATCTTGTGGCAAAACAAAATACAGCTGAGGTCCTATTTCTATTTCAACGGATTTGTTTGATGGCAAAATATCAAAACTAAATTCTTGTATGCCACGCATTGCATGGAATAAAACATCAGTTCTTTTTAATTTACTAATTATTTTACCTTCGCCTACATAAGAAATCATAAAGTTGTTAATAACATCTTTTATTGTAGTAAATTGGTAATCACCGTAATTTTCATCCCAACTGTTCCACTGGCCATCTGCACCGAGATAATATTGTTCGTTATTTTGAGTAAGTAATCCCATTTATTATGATTTTTCTTGTTGTGTATTCCTAACCTCTTCTTGTGTTGCGAGCTGATTAACGGCTAACTCTTTTGCTGCTAAACTTGCTAGCTCAAGTATCTTTATAACCAATTCAGTTTCCTCGGAGGCGTGCAGTTCAAAATCAACGGAATATGTTGAATCATATAAAGCTTCACCTAATACCATTTGATATTTCCATTCAACTTTAGCAGGCTGCTTTATATACGTTAAATCTACATCTAGTTGTATTTCTTGATCTCCATATACTTTAAGGCCTCTGTTATCGGCCACATATATAGGTCTAACGTTTTTGGGTTTTGTAAGTGGAGAAGAATTTATATATAAAAACTCATTTGCATTAATCCTTTCTACAGTAACTTCTTCTATCGTTGTTTGAGGCGTTTCTGGCCCTAGAGCAGGATCTAGTATTAATCTTGTTGTAGAATTTTTATATATTACAGTACCAAGGCGGTACATATTTTGCGGCAGTATAAATGAACTATCTGCTATTGAATACACTAGATTATCACGTGTTTCAAATATAGCTATTTTTTCATCAAGTAACTTTAGCATATCTGAATATTCAGTATCATTACCTGGTAATCTACCAAATTGATTTATATCGTAAAAGTATTGCTCAAATAAATCTAACTGCGCTTGATTTGCAAATAAATTAAATTCCTGAGGCGTAACATACCCTCGTTGTTCTTTGTTGAGTATTGATAATACTCTTTGATAAACAGTATCTATGCTTACAGCCATATTCTATTATTTATAGTAATTAAGCCACCTCAAAGATGGCTTAACCACTATGAGTGACTATTAAAGTCGTTTTTCAATTGCCTTGTAAACCTCAACGCCGTCGTCTGTTTTAAACCAAGCAGCTAACGCTGAATATGGGTTTTCATCAAACGGTATAGTTAAAAGTTTTCTTTTGGCATCACCATATGTAAATGTTCTTTGATCCGCGGATAGCTGAATAATTCTAGCTTCAACCGCTTTAATACCAAAGTTTCTTAATTGCACGTTGTCATCTTGAGCTAGCTCTGAGAATAGCAATGGCTTTCTTTTGGCAAAAATTAGCCCGTCTCTTTTTAATTCACTGCTAGACAGTTCGTTTACTTTATTACCAAACTCAACTCTTAATATAGCTTCTAACTCATCAACACTAAGTGATTTAGCTAAATTTAAAGCCGCTATTTCCGCTTCAATCCAATCTAATTGGTTTGCAGCTTGTTGGGCTGGTTTGTATTCTTCGTAAACTTCATTTCTAAATGGATGATATAAAGAAAGTAATTTTTGTAAAACTTGGTTTTCTTTTGGTACACGCAGCGCGCCATCTCTCATTACAATCCTACCTAGTGTAGCTGGCCCTTGTTGTTCATCAACAAATGGAGACCTTTGATTGGTGGCGTATTTTAGCTCTCTTTGATACCCTTGCTCTTCGTCAAACCAAAGTAACGGCCGCTTAGCCGTATGCCTTGAAGGTATTGTGAATACTAAAGGTCGCTTATTGCTTTTTAACGTGTATAATCTATCTTTAATTTCCCACGTTGGTTTTGCGGGTTTTTGAACTGGTGCATTTTTTGCACTAGTTGGTTGAGGTGCAACCTCAATTGATTCTTCTGCTTTAGCTTTCTTAGCCATAATATAATATAATAAAAATGTTAATAAAGGTAATAACTACCCCCGTAGATTCAACGAGGGTAATTACTACATTAAAGTAATACTAGACTGTTGATTTCAACAATACGAAGTTGTTAGCAGCTTGTACACATAGCGCTCTTTCAGATAAGAAATGAACATTCATTTCATCCGCGTCACTTGTGAAGTTACCACCAACAGAACCAGTTACCCAAGACTTTAATCTACGGTCATCAGCTTCAGAAGCTCTGTAGCGGATGTGTAGGAATGGTCGTGAGATATTTTTTCCTAATTGTTGATCATAAACTGTTGAAGTTCCAGCTGGTACCAAAACGCCATCCACATCAGCAACTAGTCCACGAGTAGTAGAATCGTTTAGATATTTCCAGTCAGTTTTATAGAAGTCATAAGAACCTCTACGGAATCCAGAGAACCCTAAGTTCAACGCCATATCTGCAGAGTTGTCAAATACACCGTAAGATGTACCGCCAGCTCCGTAAGTATTTTGCTGCGCAAGCATATTGTCAATAGACAAAGAAGTTGTTCTATCTAAGAAAAGCATGTTTTCCTCGATAGCTCCTTGCTTATCTAGCTCAGCTAAAATAGTATCAAATTCACCTAAACCTGGGCTTGGTGCACCACCAGTGCCAGCAGCTCCAAAATCAGCGTCATTATATACAAGACCACGAGTTTCAAGCACAGAGAATAAACCGTCAGAACCAGTTATTGTTCCACCACCACCAAATCCAGCGGCTTGCGCAATATCTCTTGTCGTTCCGTCAATGTTTAATGATTTCTCAGCCTCTACCATAGCCATTTCAAGTTGATCTTCGAAACGGATACGAGCTTCGTGCTCAGATTTTAAGTACCAAAGGTAACCAGATGTTCCAGCTTCAGTAGTTACTTCTACCCAACCAATTTGAGCAACATCAGAACCGTTTACATTATACTTGTCACGCAAGATAATTGGTTTGTTGTTGAAAGTTGTGAAAGAAGCGTCAACTGAATTACCAGCTTGTGAAGTCCCTTTAGAGTATTCAGATCCGTAAACAAATACTTTTACGTCAGCACCGGTAACTGTAATACCAGATACTTCACCGTAAGTGTCTACTTCTACATTTTGCCCTGTTACGGTCTTTACATAAGCTTTTTGAGTTGTAAATCCTTTAGACACAACGATTGTCATTCCTGGCCCAATCAAGTGACCAACTGGGAATGTAAGGTTAGTTGTATCTACTACCTCTACGTCATCATAAGCGATGTGTAAGCGGCCTTGCTCAGACCATACTACTTGATCAGAAGCCATAGGCATTTCAGCCCCAACCATACGTAAAAATCCAGAAATAGTACGGTTACCGTATCTCTCTACTTCTTTTTCGTATACTTCAGGTAGAAATTGTTGTGTAAAATCCATCTCTCCTACAGAAAGATAGTTGTCACCGAACAACCCTTTAATAGGGCGTGGGGTTAAGTGACTTAAGTTTGCCAGCGTTGCCGGCGTTGTTGCAAATGCCATTTTTTTATTTTTTAATGGTTAATTATCTTTTTTTAATTTTCAACTTTGAACCACTAACGCTATCGTTTGGAACTGCACGTATTTGCCAACCATTTGCCGTAGTAACTTTTTCATGAGTCCCTCTCGGATCCATATCTACGTTTTTAGATTTTTCAATACTGCTTTTCATTGCATCAGCTTTACCTTGTTCGTAAAAGTGATTAGCAATAGCATCAGCATTCATTGCTGTAAATAGAGATTTGTGATATCCCTTAGCGTCTATCATTTCATTTTTGTCGTTCAAGAACTTCTTGACGAAATTATTGATATCGCTTTGAGTGTCTTTAACCTCTGTGGTATCTTTAACTTTAAACCTATACTTTTTGTCTCCAACAGAATAATCAAAACCTTTGAAATTCTCACTAAAAACAGTATCAGTTTGCTGTAAAAATATTTTTGCTTGTTGTTCGTTTTCCTTTTTAACAGTTTCTTGTTCCTTATTGTACCTGTTAAAAAAGTCAACGGCTTTTTGTTGTTCTGGATTTAATTTTGATCCAGCTTTAATTTCTTCGTAATAATTGTTTTTAATTTTTTCAAGATGTTGCTTTGCTTTAGCAGCTTCTTCTTTAAAAGCAATTTTAGCTTTACGTATTTCTTTTGGCTCATCTAACTCTTCGTCATATGAAAAGTCTTCCATAAGAAGTTCTATGTCTTCTTTATCTAAGTGAGGCTTAGTGGTTTCATAATACTCTTTAATAAGCTGCGCTTCGTTTAATGCAGAATAATCGGTATTGAGTTTTACATAGTCTTCTAGACTTCCTCCCGTGTCATTCATAAAGTCAACAACTTTTTGAATATTTTCTGGTAAATCAATGCCGGCATCAGCCTCAACTATAGCCTGCTCAACTTGCTCAGTGAGCTCCTCTACTTGTTCAACAACTTCTTCTTCAGTTACTTCTTCGAGAACAGCTGATTCTTCTTGTTCGGGCTCCCGTACTTCTTCAACCACTTCTTCGCTGTTGCTACTGTCTTGGGATTCTCCGATAACAACATCGCTGTCATCTGCGCTTTGCTCTTGAACGGCATTTTCTTCTTTATTGAGTTTAGTAAAATCTACTTTTATTGTGCCTTCATCATCCTGGGATACAGGTGAATCTACATTTTGCTCTGGTGCTTTATTTTCAGCAGCAGCTTGCTCTTGTACTTCCTCTTGGGAGTCAAGAACCTCTTCTTGGTTTTCTAACATGATAAAATATTATATAATTATTACTATTATTATTACCTAGGCTCGAAGGAACCTAAGTCAAATCCTCCGCCAATAATATCGTTTCCGCTAGATTCGAAGTTTTGAGGAGGTGTATTGTTTTTTCTTTGCTCTATAAGTTGGCTTTGTTGGGTTGCTTGCAGCTTTGTTCTTTCGTCTTTTCTGTCTTCTTTTTGCGTTTCTTTCTGTGCTTGACCTGATGTCTCTACACCTTTTAATTGCATATTATATTGAAATTCCTGAGCCATCAATTCTTTTTTAGCTGCAACCTCAGCTTGCATTTTTTGCAATTCAAAATTATTTTCCATTTGTAACAGCTGAGCTTTTTGAGACGTTAAAGCTTGATTCTTTTGTACTTCAGCGGCGGCAGCCACTTCTTGAGCTTGCGCGTTTGCTTGCGCTTGAGCCTGTATATTCTGCTGCTGTATTAGCTGGTCTTGCTCTTGCTTACGCTTTCTACGTATTTTTAAAACTTGATTTGCTAACTTTATATTTTTAATTTCTCTTATGTCAATTGCATCGGATAGATCTATAAGGCCAGCTGACAGAGCTGTCTGTATGTTGTTTTCTAACATTGAACGTTCCTCATCGTCTGGCGCTAATTCTAAAAATATACCAAAATCATAAAGGTGTAAATCGGACATTTCTTTTAATGTAGCGACATTATGCCCACCTATTTTTTGTACAAAAGCATCTCTTGATGGTGAATATTCTAATATATCTGATATTCTTAATGATAAACACTCCGCGGTTTGAGCAGTTATAAAAAGACCGGCATCCAATATATGCCTTGTTGCAGTATTAGAATTTGCAGCAGCCATTTTCTGAATACCAACTAAAGCTCTTGAATCAGGTGTACTGCCATCTCTGGCTTCATTAAGACCAGTAACATCACGTATCATTTGTAAATAATAATTATACGTAGATATTAAAGACTGTAATTTTTGACCACCAGATCCGCTTGCTATTTCCTGTACAGGCACTTTACCAGGGTTCATATCACCCTCTTGAGTAAATGATCTTCCTATTACAGAACCTGTTTGGAAAAACATATTTAAGGCTTCCTGCGGATTATAGTTTGTTCCATTACCCAAATCTATTTCAGCTAAACCATCTGCGTCAAGATAAACGCCGTCAGGTATCATTCTTGACATTACTTGCTGTAATTTAAGATGCGTCAGCTGTATCATATCCGCAAACCCTGTTATGCGGCTAACTATAGATTCTATTTTACCCTTATACATTCTTGGGGCTACAATACTGTAATTCATAAGCACTTTAGTATGATCGCTTTTTGGTCGCATCATATTTTTTGCCATATCCCATTTAAGCAAATAATTAGTGCCTAAAACTAAAACACCCTCGTATAAAACCTCTAATGATCTTGAAAGTTTTCCGAATTGCTCTTCAAGCATTTCAATAGGCGGATTGAATTGATCGTCTCTTACTAATATTTTACTTGCCCCTGTGGCGGTTTCTTTAACTTTATAAACTTCATTCATATAAGTCTTAAAATTAAAGTACAGTATTTGTACAGTGTTACTGTCGGACTGATCGTAATTTCTAATAGTCCTGTCGTAAAAGCCATTGTTTTGAAAGCCCTGCTTAGATATCTGCTCTAGGTCTTCTTGTGTTAAATCTGGAAACTGCTTTTTTAGTTCATTTAAAGGTATACTTTTAACCTCGCCGCAATAATATATATCATCAAAGTAAGGAGACTCGGTGTACGAGTAAACTAAATTAGCTGGATCAACATAATCAACCACAACACCTTCAGATTTACTAAATCTATTTTTTACAGCGCCAATACCTATAACAGATAGGTCGTATATAACTCTTTTCTTTGTTAAATCATAATTATTACCATTTAACAAAGTCTGTATTGCCTGCTCTTCAGCTAGCTCTACAGCTTGTTTATATGTTAGCTGCATATGTAGCTCTAACTCTTCTTGGCTATCGGGTAAAAGATCCGGATTGTTTTCAAAAAGATTAATACCAAATTCCGCTTCTGCAAATTCGTTTAGCTCTTTGGTCTGCATATCACGTATAATAGATTCCATATAAGCAGTCCTTTTGCTTACACCATAAGGATCTTGTGAATAAGCTTTTATATCAAAAGACCTTTCTGAAATACCATTAACCAATATGTCTACAAATTTAGAAATAATTGGTACTGGTTTCCAATCTAAATTAAGATATGATAAATCCCCATTTATTGATAATTCATCTTTATACTTTTGTATTGGCTGTTCGCCTCTTGCGTATAACCTTAAATGATGGAATGTATTTTGATTGCTTCTATATCTCGAAGTACCGGAGTCCGATTTAAACCACTCGTCCTGAATAGCTCTACCTACCCGAAGGCCATACTCTGATGACATTTTTTCTTCGTCACTAGCAACTTGGCTAGGAAAAAAACTTTTTACAACTGACTCAGCCATACGTTATTTTATTATTTTCGATATTGTACCGCTATTTTTATATTTAGCAATATTTAAATTTAACTTTTGTTTTTGAACAGGGGCAACTGGCCTATATAAATGCCTATTACAGGCCATTATAGCAAGGCCTGAACTTATAGCGGCGTCAAACTTTGTTCTTTTATTTATATCAAATTTTGCCCAATCGTTTAAGGTGTTGTTGAAATACATGTCCCCATATTGACCATCTGCTTTTAAACCTACGTATTTATCTATATAAGCTTCTATAGCAGCTGCGTGAGCTTGTTTAATATCTTCGCTGGAGTTTGGAATTCCACCTATTTCTTTTTCAGCTACCGATAACTTATTCCATATCTTATCCGGTCTGTTCATTGAGTAGCCTCTATACCCTCTTCTTTTAAAATAGTACAATAACCTAGGTTTGTTATTTTCAGCTAATATGGGCATTCCATAAAACACACAAGCCATAAGTACATCTTCAAAAAACATTTCAGAAGTTTGTGGTCTTGCAATGTATTCTAAAAAAAATGAATTTGGAGGAGCATTTTCCATGCTAAACTTAGTTAACCCATGTAGTGCACCCTTAGATCCCTTGCCGTCAACTGTTCCTGATATGTCATAACTATCGCACCCAAAAGCGCCAATATGTTCATTGCCGGGAAACCTAAGACCATTTTTTGTGTATTGCTTATTTTGCAATTCATAATTAGGAACCCAAGTTATTTTAAACCTACCGTTCGGGTTTGGCGTAAATTTAACTTTAGTGTCTTTTATTCCATTTTCCCACGAAAAGCTACCAATATTTACTACATTAGTACTTGATAAATCTTCGTTATAATCTATTTGTTCGTATAATTTAACAAGGTTAAATATACTGTTCTTTGTTTCATCTCTAAACGCATGCTCTTCCGTGCGTGGAAACTGTCTATAAAACTCATTTAAAGCGTCCTGGTCGCCTTTTAATCCTTCCGCTTCATTATTCCAATGCTCGATGACCCCGACTTCGATAGCGTCCCCGTGTGGGCCAATACAGTTTGCTGGTGGGTCTTCGAATACAGGCATTCCATAATTGTCAATGAATCCTTCGTAATTCCATTCCATAGGAATGAACAAAGAATATAATCCTGACTTAGTCTGTCCATTGCGGTTTCTTTTCGTGACGTCTGAGTCATTATAAAGCTTTTTAAAATTTTCGCCTCCTTTATCTAAAGCGTTTGACGTTGACCCCATCATGCACTTACCGATAATTCTTGCTCCTAGTCTTAGCGTTGTTTTCGTAACCCTCCAGTTGTTGAGGATGTTGTCCGGCCTTTCCCATTTTCCCGATTCATCGTGGACGAGGAGTTTAAGCTTCTCCCCATCGTAGGAGTTATCACCAGTGTTCTTCCAGTCGATCGTTGTGTCGAGCCCTTCCAATAACTCTTGATCCTGTTTATTTTGTATGGATTTTCTAGTGAGTCTACTGGCTGGTATTCTATAGGCAAGTTCTGTCTTGGGCCTGTCCATACCGTCCTGGATCGGTTTGAAAAAGAACGGGTAGTTGACTGATATTGGTACAACCTTGTCTGTGAACATTTTCTTAGCATCCGCTCCAGACTTAGACAAGATACCGTACCGTGCATCTGACGTAATTGTTGCCAAGTTAACGGTTTCTGCTGAAGACATAAATGAAAATCCTGAACGACGGTTCTTAAGGTAGCACATTCCATAAGCTCGTGAGTCTGCTTTACAAGCCTCCCAGAATATAAAGAATAATCTGTTTGCTTCCCTAAAGTCTGGCTTCCCAACGTCAATTTTGGAGTGCTGCAGGTACATAAAGTGAGTACCAGTAATGTAAGTAGCCATGCCCTTATTATTAAACCAATGGCCTTCGTCTCTTCGTTTAAATTGTTCATCTATATATGGTTCCCATTTTTCTTTGAAGTCATCAGGATAATCTCGCCAATCAAAAACGCTTTGTATTCGTTTTAACTCTTTAGGATATTCTTCTACCGTCCATTTATCATGCGACTTATCTATTTTAGCTGGCTCTTTGGGTAAAGCTATTTTTAAATTCTGTATATTATATATTTCACCTATTTGTCCAGTCTTGCTTATTACAACAATATCATGTTCTTTGCTGTAGCCGTATTTCCATTTCTTAGATTTGTTTAATCTAGATATTGTATTTTTCTTAATTGGCGTTATTACGCTATATAAGCTTTGCTCGTACATTATCTAGATCTTTTTTCAGCAAATCCGCTAAAAGTTTTTTTAGAAGGCTCTTCTTTTGGTTTTTCTAGCAAAAGATTTTCTTCTTCTTGTATTCTATTAAGTATTTCAAAAGCGTCGAATATAGCTAACTTTTTTGTAGCAGCAGCGTTTTTTAATCTATCGGCTGAGATGTCATCATCTGAATCAACAATAGCTTCTTTAGCTACTTTGATTAACTCCTCAACCGCTTTATGTCCAGCTTGGATTATATTCTTCTTCGTTTCCTTGATATTCATATTTAATTGTAATTTGATTGGTTGGTATGCGATACAATTTTTGTTTATTAATAATAAACTCATATTCCATACCAGGTCGGAAACCGACTACATCACCAGGCTCTACACTTTTTAAAGCTGGATCTTTATATTTTAATATGCCTTTTAAAGGTTTTTCAAAATCAATAGAAAACATTTTGTCTTCTTTTATAGGAGCAACAAAATTATATCCCGATAATGGTATCCACTTAATTATATGCTTATAAGCGTATATCTGCATCTCATTCACAAAATATAAGTCGTCCTTATAATAGCTTCTGCTATTTTTTTCAACACCTCTAATATCTCTGTATCTTCTAAAAACGTTATGATGCACAATAACTTCATCGCCTAAACATATACCTGTTTGGTTATTTATAGGCAAGCCCATTACAATACCTATTCTTGAAACAAAATTATGATCCTGTAAATCGGTATTTAATATTAGTTCTGTGTTGTCAATTGTTTTAGAGTTGTTATATCTTTCGTTAACTGGCTTTATAACAAAATCAAAAACACCGTGCATTAATAATCTATATTATATTCTATGGCTATTGCCATATTTTTATTAAAATCTTTCCAAGGTATAACGTCATTTCCCTTTTGTATATAGATAGAGTACTTTTGTTCTTCCTCTATAATGTTAACTATAGTATGACCACCATACACTTCCTGTCCAACAGAGTAGTGCATGGCGTCATTTTTATAGTCTTTTCCTATACTAATCTTCCTTAGGAGATTCATTTTCTTTGATTTCTCCGCTTTGAATATCTATAGAAACGTTTCCGTATTTATCTTCAAGCTTTTGTTGAAGTTCATTTAAGCTTTTCTTAATACCTACTAACTGATGCAATAAATCATGCTTTTGTGCCTCTAGGCCACCTATTTGTAATTGATACTGATTAATTGCTTTTACAAGTTCTTGCAAATCAGAGAGTTCTCCGTTTTCTACTTTTGATACTAAATCCTTTACTTTACTCATTTTATTTAATTTAATTTTTGTTATTGCTGGATTTTTTTGCTTTTTCCCAGGTACGCCCAACAAAATACGCCCCGTATACTGTTATTAATAAAGATTGAAAAATTGGTATATATTCTTCAGTTATTGCAAACTCCCCAATGTTACCATCAAAAAAACACAATGCGGTAAATATAACCGTTAAATATATAAGCACCATTGGCCTTATGTTCTTTGAAAGGAAGGAGTCTGAGTTCATATCCGATTCCCATCTTCTAGTAACTTGCTCTTGTGCTTCCTTGTCGGCTTTTTCAAGGATTTCTGTAATTAGCCTTTGGGCTTCTAGTTTTTCCTCTTTTGTTGTAGTAAGATTATCTAAAACCTGCCCTACTTCCTTTATTACTGATCCCGTAAGCCATTCCCAAATTTTTTTCATTTGTATGGAAACATTTTATTTAACTTCTCTTTTCTTTTATTGCAACCGCACCCGCCGGGGATTTTATCAGCCAGCTTTTTTATTCCGGTTGCTTTTGTAAATTTTTCTATAGTATCCCCTAATCCTTTCAGTTCCATTAGCAATTCCATTTTCTTAACGCTAAAGCCTTTCTTGTTGGTTTACCGTTTGGTTTTTTCATTGGACCTTTTACACCACTCATTCTAGCACAAAATGATTTTCTACGCTTAGCGGCTTTGCTACCTGGTTTTAATTTAGAAGGTTTAGTTGTTACCGCTGTTTTTAATTTAGATCCCGGGTTTTCTCTTCTATAAGCATCAACGCCTTTTTGGTTGAGCCCTCCAGTTTCTGATTGGCCTTCTTTTCTGGCCCAAGCCCCGCTTTTTTTAAACGGGGAGTTTTGAATATAAGCCATAATATTATCCTTTTGAATTTAAGATTTTTTGTTTTAAAGCATCTGGTAAATTTTTCTGATTACCAATTAAAGCTTTCATAGCTGGGCTTTTAGGCATCATTTTATAAGGGCTACTTTTCATTTTAGAGCTTGAAGAGTTTGATAAAGCTTCTCTTTGTTTATCAAATCCACCCGCATCGCTTAAACGCGCATCTCTTTCTCCTAAATCAATTTTGCCTCCTTTGCCAACTGATTGTTTAGCCTGAGCAATAGCGGCATCTCTGCTACCTTTAAACCCTTCATATTCCGCTTGGTTTTCAGCAAGCCTTCGCCCGAGTTTTTCAAACTTCTTTTGTGATTTACCTAAACCTAAAAATCCGCCTTTACCCATAGCTTTCTTTTCCGCTGCGCTAAATTTACCGTCTTTGTCCGTGTCATATTTAGCGTATTCGCTGATCTTTCTTTTTGTCTTATCAATTTTATCTCCAGCCCGTCTAGTTTCTCTTCCGCCAATCTTAATAGCTCTTTTGTCCCAGCGTCTTTGCCATGGTCGTTTAGCATCGCCTTTAACACCTACTTTATATGAATTAAAATCTGTAGTTTTAGTTGTAGTGCCTGGAGTATAAGTATCATCTTCGAACTTTCCAGTTCCTACGGTATTATTAGTGAGCCCGTCTTTGGTTGGAGTTTTTGTACCATATTTTTTCATGTTGTAAGCATCCACCTCGGCTTGAGAAACTCCCACATCTGCGCCTGTTTTAACTCTTGTTTTTTCTTTACCCTTTACAAGTTTATCCGGCTTAGCTATAGTTCTTGATGTTTGAACGCCTAGTTTACCGCCTTGGTAAGAATCCGTTTGCTCTATAGTTTCTTTAGCTTTGTTTTCAAGCTGTACTTTTTGTTTTACAGGGGAGCCCATGTTTAAAAGCGGTTGGCGAACCATGCCTTTATCAGTAGCGTGCTGCACTCTCGATGTGATTGGTTTATTCATTTTGTTAGTTTTTAAAATCCTTTTAGGTTTTTTATTGCTGTTGACATGTCGGGTACCTCTATATTAAAATCTTTTTTAGATAGATCCTCCCCCATTTCTTTAAATTTTTTAGTGTAGTCTACTTTTGGTGGCTCTGGTGTTGCCGCTTTTTCTGGGGCTACTTGCTGTGTCTTTTTATCTTCGTTAAGCGCTCCGCTAACCATACCCCCTATAGAATCTTCAAATTTATCTAGGGTTTGAGCGTTGCCTTCAATTAAAGCCATGTTCATCTTCATCGGTGAACTTTTGCATTTTTGCGTTATAGGTGTTGCTTTCATTTTAATCGTTTTTATATGCTTCGTCTTCCCATTCGAATGAAGCGTGTCCTTCTTGTAGCTTTTGGCCTGCGCTAAAAAGCGCTCCCCCAACTCTTTCATATTTTCTAGCAGGGGATCTAGTATCTTTTTTCCAAATCACCTCTTCATTACTATATTGCAATCTATTCTGGAGCATTTGATCGTGGTGTACGTTTTCGTGATCTACCGCTTCTTTCTTTTGTTGAGCAGAAACATTTTTGTTTATAAAAGTAGTGCCGTCTCTATTCGCTTCAGCTATAACTCCATTGTCTAAAGATTTTTCAAACACCGGTCTACCAAACTCAGATAGTTCTTCGTTGATGCCAAATATTTCCCCTTTAGACTTTAGCTTAAATGCCATTACTGCTTTTTTCTGTTTATAAGACCAGCGGCAAGACCTCCAATTGCTTTACCAATTAATGGTTTTGCAATAGCCCCTGCTATA